AAAAATCCAACATCAACATCAGCCGGAGCCGCAAATCTTAAAAAGAAGATAGCCAAGCGATACAACTATCTGTATACAGGACAGAATAACGATTTATTAAAATTTGATCTAAGCTTTAACGGTATGTTTTTCACTGGACAATTACCTAGATCGGCAAATGACAACGCTAATGTTGCTAATAAAGATACCAACAGTGCTGCGCCCACAGGAGAGCCTACAGCAGAAGTAAGAACAGGAGCCGCTCCTGCGGTAGCAGCATCGACTGCAGGTACACCTGCTGTGAAACCAGATCCAAGCATTGATGTTTCTTCTCCTTCGGGTGCTAAGAAAGTGGAGCAAATGGTAGCAGATGCTTTCCAGAAAGCTTTTCAAAACTCCAGCAGCGATTTAGTTAATATAGAAATAGACATTCTAGGTGATCCTTTTTATATTTCAGACAGCGGTCTGTCAGCAAACTATGTTGCCGGAGAAGGTCCAGTAGATCAAATTAACTCCGATGGTTCTATGAACTGGGAGGGTGGAGAAGTTTACTGTGAAATTGTGTTTAGGAATCCAGTAGAACCAAATCTTGGTGTTACCGGACAAGGCGGTCTATGGAATTTCCCTCAGGGAGCCGGAGTAAGTCCGTTTAGCGGCACCTACATGATACACGAAGTAACTAATAAATTTTCAAGCGGATCGTTTCAGCAGTCTCTGAAATGCGTAAGACAACAAGGTCAACCAGAAGATACTCCAGGAGCATCCGTGGCCAAAGAACAACAGAGTCTATACGACACTAGCAAACCAGAACCAGAAAGAACTGCGCCAGCAGATGATCCGGTTACTGGCAATACATGGGACTATCCAGCGGCATAAGGTAATATATGGCAATAGAAAAACGATCACCGGTCAAACAAGATGCTGGCAAAATGGATCAGGGAATTATCCTGGCCAAAGTTGTTGGTTATATGGATCCGTCATTCATGGGAGGATTAGAAGTTACTCTATTGAGAGAGCACGGTAATACCATAGGTGATTTAAATCAAACCTATTACGTAAGATATGCTTCTCCGTTTTACGGAGTTACAGCCTATGAATACATGGGTTTAAACAAAGATGACTTTAATGACACACAAAAATCTTACGGTATGTGGTTTCCTACACCGGAGATAGGTACCACAGTTATGTGTACGTTCATTGATGGCAACCCTGCTGAAGGATTCTGGATCGCTTGTATACCCGGTAAGTTTATGAATCATATGATTCCTGCGATCGGTGCTACCACAGAGGTTGAACTATCAAAAGAAGATAAAGAAAAATATGATACTAGTCAGCCTCTTCCTGTAGGAGAAATAAACAGGAAGTCTAATGACTTAGAAAAAAGTCTTCAAATTGATAAAATTAAAAAACCAGTCCATCCTATCGCCGATAGTTTTTTAAAACAAGGATTATTGGAAGATGATGTTAGAGGAGCGACCACAAGTACCAGCAGAAGAAGTATACCTAATACAGTCTTTGGAATTTCTACTCCCGGCCCGTTAGATCGTAGAGATGGTGCTAAAAAACAGTACATAGGAAAACAGCAGAGTAAAACAGCAGTTACAGTTCCGGTCAGCAGATTAGGAGGAACTACGCTGGTATTTGATGATGGTGACGATCAATATCAACGCAAAAAGTCTGCGGGAGAGGGCGGGGTTGAGTATGCTGATACTCTTAATGGAGAAAAAGGTCAACCAGATATTCCTTATAATGAATATGTAAGATTAAGAACAAGAACCGGGCATCAAATACTTTTACATAACAGCGAAGATTTAATTTATATTGGCAACGCCAAAGGTACTACCTGGGTAGAATTAACCAGCAACGGAAAAATCGACATCTATGCTGAGGACAGTATTTCTATACACACAGAACAAGATCTTAATATCCGTGCCGATAGAGATATCAACATGGAAGCAGGTAGAAATGTTAATATCAAAGCAGTAAGCGGAAACTTTCATGCCGAAGCAGGAGCAAATTATCAACTATTTGCCGGCGCTAATGGTCAACTAACGGCCACAGCAGTGACAAATATTGTCAGCGGAGCTAGTCATTTAGAAACGTCACCTGCTATTCATATGAACGGACCTCCAGCAACTCCCTGTGGCCCGTTGAGCACACACGACAACGTTAAAACTAGCTCAAAACAGCCTTGGGCGAAAAAACGTTATGCTGAAGCTTCTCCGTTAACAAGCATTATGAAAAGAGTTCCTATGCATGAACCTTGGGCATTACACGAAAACAATGCTCCTGATTTATTAACACCGGATAACACCGACAGAGATGTCTAAGGATTGAATATGGCAAAACTTTATAATAGAAAATCAGCAGTGAGTTTACAGGCCAGCGTAGGCGACGCTGAAGTAACTACTTTTACCTATAAGGGTTTTGATTCTAAAAATACAAAAAATAATTTCAAAGCCTATGATATAGATCTAGTCAAGCAAGATCTAGTAAATCACTTTTATATTCGTAAAGGCGAAAAATTAATGCAGCCTGATTTTGGAACAGTGATCTGGGACGTGCTTTTTGAGCCGTTTACAGAAGAACTGAAAGAAATCATAACCAAGGACGTTGAAGCTATAATCAACTACGACCCTAGGATATCTATAAATTCTGTGACAATAGATAGCACAGATCAAGGAATTAGAATCGAAGCCGAGATCGTTTACATACCGTTTAACGTGGTAGAACGCATGACTTTTGACTTCGATCGCAAGAATAACATTATTAACTGACCAGATTATTTTATTGGGTAAATATTAGATAGGACGAAAAATACAATGACTACTACGTCAAGACAGACTAATTTAATACTAAATCAAGATTGGACTCGCATCTATCAGACTTTTAAAAATGCGGATTTTAAATCTTATGATTTTGAAAACCTACGTAGGGTTATGATAACCTATCTCCGTGAAAACTATCCGGAAGATTTTAATGATTATGTAGAAAGTTCAGAATATCTAGCTCTAATAGATGCTGTGGCATTTTTAGGACAAAGCCTTGCTTTCCGTATCGATCTTGCCTCTAGAGAAAACTTTATTGAACTAGCAGAACGTAAAGAAAGCGTTCTTCGCCTAGCTAGAATGTTAGGTTATAACAGCAAGAGAAACATGCCAGCGATGGGACTGTTAAAATTTGACACAGTCAGTACTACAGAATCTATTTTAGACAGTAACGGCAAAAATCTCAGCCAACAGGTTGTGATATGGAACGACCCAACAAATGCTAATTGGTCAGAACAGTTTGTAACAGTTTTAAATTCTGCTATGGCTGACAGTATAGAATTTGGAAGACCGCAGGGCAAAGAAACTATAGCAGGGATTTCTACAGAACAATATAGATTTAGAACAGCATCAACAGATGTTCCTGTGTTCGCTTTTTCTAAAACTGTAGCAGGCAGACAGATGGTATTTGAATTACTCAGTACCACATTTAAAAATGCTGAAGAAATATATGAAGAACCACCAGTTCCTGGAAATCAGTTAGGATTCGTTTACCGCAACGACGGCAAAGGCGGGTCCAGTGCTAACACAGGTTTTTATCTGTTATTCAAACAAGGTAGTTTAGAATTAGCAGATTTCAATGTAGAAGCTCCTTCTACTAATGAAATAGTATCCGTAGATACTAACAACATTAATGAAATAGACGTGTGGTTATATCAATTAACTTCGGCAGGAATCCAGACCACAGAATGGACTAAGGTTCAAAGTTTGGTAGGTAGTAACATTGCCTATAATAGTATTAATTCAGATATCAGAACCATATATTCTGTCAAAACTAAAGAGAACGATAGAATCGATCTTTTATTTGCCGACGGAGTCTACGGTAATTTGCCACAAGGACCGTTCAGAGTCTATTATAGAATTAGCAACGGATTAGTTTATCAGATAGCCCCATCAGATTTGAGAGGCGTTACTATAGCCATACCTTATATCAATAAACAAGGTGTGGCTCATACTCTAACAGTGACCATGAGTTTAAAATACACCGTTAGTTCGTCAGCAGCTAGCGAAACAGTTGATCAAATTAGATTTAATGCTCCTGCTCAGTACTACACTCAGAATAGAATGATCACTGCGGAGGACTATAACCTTGCTCCGTTAACCAGCAGTCA